GGAACTCACTATGGCAGACGCGGCATTGACGCCCGATGATGTGGCGCGGCTCAAGCGCGCGATCATCATGGGTGAGATGGAAGTGGAGTACCAGTCCGGCACCGAACGGCGGCGGGTCAAGTATAGATCCGTCACTGAGATGAAAGAAGCGCTGGCCTTTGCCGAACTGGAAATCGGCACCCGTCAGCAATCAACCTCAACCTACGCGCAATTCGATCGGGCTTAATTCATGGTGGACCTGAACCTGCTGGAGCGCTCGATTGCGCGCATCGCGCCGCAATGGGGCTTGCGCCGCCTCTCCTCCAAGTTCGCATTGGAGCAGGCGAGCGAAGCCATGCGCGGTTATGATGCCGCCCGACGCGACCGCCGCACCGCCTCATGGCGGGCAACAGGCGGATCGGCGAACGCGGAAATAGGCCCCGCGCTGGAAATCATCCGTCGCCGTACCCGCGATATGGTCATGAACAATGAGTGGGCGGCAAATGCCAAACGCAAGTTGGTTGCCCATATCGTCGGTACAGGATTTACCCTGCGCCCGGCAGCGGGAACGGCTAAAGCGACCAAGAAAAAGGCTGCCGATTGCTGGGCAGAGTTTGATGAGAATTGTGATCCGGGCGGCATGGCCGATTTTAATGGCAAGCAGGCACAGGCAATCGGCGAAGTCGTAGAAGGGGGCGCGGCATTCATTCGCTGGTATCTACGTCCGCCAGACTGGAAAATGCGGGTGCCGCTGCAATGCGAGGTGCTTGAACACGATTATCTCGATATCCGCAGGAATGAAGCCAATGACGAACGCATTATTCTCAACGGCGTGGAGTATGACCGGCACGGACGGCGGCTCGCTTATTGGTTATTCCCTTGCCACCCCGGCGAGATTGCAACCATTTCCAAGGGACGCTTCCAGTCCGAACGCATTCCGGCAAGTGAGGTAGATCATATCTTCCGCATCGATCGCCCGGGGCAGGTAACGGGCGTCCCGTGGTTCTCCCCGCTGCTTATGCGTCTTCGGGATGTTGCGGATTACGAAGAGGCGGAGCAGATTCGTAAAAAGATCGAGGCTTGCTTCACGGTTTTCGTCACGCAGCCCGATACCGCCGCAATGAGCTTGGTGCAGGCCGGACAGCAGGCCAAGGATGACAAAGGCCGCAAGATTGAAAAAATCGCGCCCGGCATGATTTCTTATCTGCCTGCCGGGGGTGACGTTAAGACGGCAGCGCCCACGGCAAACGGCGGATACACGGACCATATCGGCCAGCAATTAATGGCAGCGGCGGCAGGCATCGGCCTTACCGTCGCGCAGCTTACCGGCAACCTGAAAGATGTGAATTTCACTTCGTTGCGTGAAGGAAAGCTGGATTTTCATCAGGTGCTTGACCAGTGGCAATGGCTGATGGTTGTGCCGCAACTGTGCCGTCCGGCGTGGCGGCGTGTCATGGCAGTTTCTGCCGGTCGCGGATTGGTGCCAACCATGCACATCCGCCATGAAAGTGCCCCGCCGAAACGACCTTGGGTCGATCCGTTCAAGGATATCAAGGCGGAAGAAATGGAAATTGATCTCGGGCTGGAGACGTGGCGCGACAAGGTTGCGGCTCGTGGCTACGACCCGGACGAGCGCCTTGAGGCCGTAAAACAAGAGCGGAAGGAACTGGCCGAGGCCGGTATCCATCTTGGCAAAGCCGGAAAACCCGGTTTGCAGAGACAGGAATCACAACCCGATGAAGCAAAACCCAAATGACGCCGCCCGGCGTGGTGACGGCAGTTCCTTGCCGATGCAAACCCGCTCGGTGGAAATCAGGAACTTTGACGACGAAAGCCGGTCCTTTGACCTCGTGTGGACCACGGGTGCGAAGGTTCGGCGCTTTGACTGGTACCGCGATGAGCCTTACGACGAAGAACTTGTCGTCAGTGACAAGGCGGTTGATCTGACGCGCCTTAACAGCGGTGCACCGCTTCTTGCCATGCATAATGGCTGGAGCTTGGGCAGTCAGCTTGGTGTCGTGGAAAGGGCATGGATCGAAGGCGGCGAAGGGATGGCCCGCGTCCGCTTTCCGAAAGCCGAGGACGATCCCGACGCCGACAAGGTTTTCCGGAAAATCAAAGACAAAATCATTCGCAACGTGTCGGTTGGGTACCGTATTCGCAAGGTCGAACGAGAGCGCGGCGGCGATGACATCGTTGTCTGGCGTGTTGTCGATTGGGAGCCGTTTGAAATCTCGATCGTCAGTGTCCCGGCGGATGCCGGAGCCGGTATTCGTTCCGATGCGTCCGAAACCTATCCCGTAACTTTCATCAATCGGGCCGCGCCCGATCTTACCAAGGAGCCCTCCATGAAGGATGGACAGACCCCCGCCCCGGCGCAGCCCGAGCCGATCGAGACCCGTACCTCTCCCGTCCCGCAGCCGGTTCCCGTACAGGAAACCCGCGAAGCTCCGCCCGCCGCCCCCGCCACCGCACAGGAGCGTCAGTGGTCGGTCGGCGATATCTCCCGTCTGACTTCTCGCGCCGAAGCATTCGGCCTTGACGCTTCCGCCGCTGTCGAGGTGATGGGAAGCGCCCGCACCCTTGACGAAGCTACCGACGCCTTGCAGGAACGCGCCGCCGCCAAAGGCGCTCCGCGCCAGACTGCACAGTCCCGCGTCATTACCGATGAAGGCGACACCAAGCGCCGGGCGATCGAGAATGCGGTTCAGCATCGAGCCAGCCCGTCTTCCGTGCAACTCACCGAACCGGCCCGTGATTATCGCGGCATGTCGCTTCTGGAAATGGGGCGCACCTATGTGGAGGATGTTCACAACGTCCGCCTACGCGGTCTCTCCAAGATGGAATTGGCAACGGTTCTGCTCGGCCTCGATACCCGCGCAGGTATGATGTCCACATCGGACTTCCCCAAGCTGCTCGGCAATGTCGCATCTGCCCGCCTGCGTGACACCTATGGCGAAACCGTGCAGACGTGGAAGCCGTTCTGCCGCCAGTCTAACGCGCCGGACTTCAAGGAACGCTCCATCGTCATGATGGCTGGCATGCCGGAATTCAAAAAGGTCCGGGAAGGCGGAGAGTACACCTATGCGACGCTCTCTGAATCGAGTGAGAAATACGCCCTCGCCACTTATGGCCGGATGATTGCCATCACGCGTCAGACGCTCATCAACGATGATCTCGGCGCATTTGATCGTCTGCCAACTTTGTTCGGGCGCGGTGCGGCCAATCTCGAAAACGACATCGTGTGGGGTATCCTGCTCGACAACCCAAAGATGAGCGACGGCAAGGCGCTGTTCCATACCGACCACGGCAACGAACAGGGTGCCGACGACATTACCGAGGCAGCCATTGAGAAAATGGACATTGCCATGGGCGCTCAAACGGGGGCCGATGCCAAGCCGCTCAACATTCGCCCGAAGTTCATTGCCGTATCGCGCAAACATAAAGTTCAGGCGCAGAAGCTTCTGACGGCTGTTACGGCAGCGAAGACGGGTGATGTGAATGTTTACCAAAACGCTTTCAGCCTGATCGTTGAAGATCGCCTCTACAAGCCGCAGGGTTCCTGCCCGTGGTTCACCATCGCCGATCCGGCAACGTGGGATACCATCGAATACGGTTATCTCGAAGGTGAGCAGGGCCTCTATACTGAAGAGCGCGTCGGGTTCGACGTGGACGGTATCGAGATTAAGGCGCGGTTGGACTTTGCCGCCAAGGCGATCGACTTCCGTGGCTTCCAGAAGAACCCCGGCAAGTAAGCCCGCAATACCCGAGGGGAACGCCACCCGGTTCAGGCGTGACGGCGGGAGAGACCGCACTTCCTCTTTCAATCTGGAATAAAACCCATGAAGAATTTTGTCTCAAACGGCGCGACGATGAACGCGACCACTCCAGCGGGCGGCATTGTCTCGGGCGACCTACTCATTGTCGGGCAGGTGGCAGGTGTTGCCGTCCACTCCGCACCGGAAGGCGAGATCGTCGTTCTTAATACCGAAAAGGTCTATGAACTGCCGAAGGGCACGGCGGCGATCGGTCAGGGCGCAAAGGTCTACTGGAGCGCCGCCGACAAGACTGTGGTCGCCACAGCAAGCGGTAATACCTACATCGGCACTGCGTGGGAACCTGCCGAGGCGACCGCTCCGGTCGTTCTGGTCAAGCTGAACGCTTGATCCCATGGCATCACCGTTCAATCGCCTTGACCAACTCGTCTCGGCTTCGGTCGAGGCGGTTTTTGCCGAGCGTGTCCGGTTCGAACCGGTCAGAGGCGGGAAATACACTCAGGGTGCGCGCGACACAGACCGGGACGGGCTGGAATTTCCGGCGCTCGTGACCGTTGATCGGGGCGTTCAGATCACCAGTGGCGATGAGATGGGCGACAAGTTCGGTGTCGGCCTTGTCGGTGCCCCGATCCGCATCAGCGTTTCTGCCGGTATATTCCCGGACCCGGACAAGGATTTACGCAAGGGTGATCGGTTTGTTGCCCTTGAGCGCACCGGCCAGCCCGTTTTCGAGGTTGTTCGCCTCGCGCCTGATAATGCGACCCGTATCGTGATTTTCTGCGTGGAGGCGACAAAATGAGCCTTGTTGCGCTGGCCTTGCGCATGGCGACCGTCAAGGCGCTGACCGGCAGAACTTACGCCGAGCAGCGTGTGTTCGACTCGGCCATTGCCGATCTTGATGTACAGGTTGAAGATGAGAAGGCACCCTTCCTTGTCGTCTACACGGATGACGAGGACATTACGCCGGATGGCAAGGATTTAGCCGCCGGAGCGCGCAAGCTGACGCTCATCATTCACGCGGTGGTGGCGAGTGCCATCAAGACAAAAACGGGTGAAACCTCGATCACCATTCCGCCGACCGATGAAGGCTTGGAAGTTATACTCGACCTGACGCGCTTCGACACATTGCGCGAGTTGCAATCCTTCGGCGGTGAATGGGGAAACCTGTGGCGTAATCTTGTGCTGAAAGTCAGCAAGATCACGACACGACGAGGTGCCAGCGCAAAAAAAGGGGTTCGCTTCGCTGCGCGTGAAATTTCGCTGGAGTTGGAAACGATAGCCGATCCCTATCCCGGCCTCCCGAAGGTTGGAACGTGGGCAGATATTGATTCTCTGTTCCGTGCCGATAGCGAGTTGGTGAACATCGCCGACCTGATTGACGAGCGGCGGGGAGCCGGTGGCGAGTTGCCGTTTGCCGATCGGCTGCGCGCCACGCTTGGCTTGTCACGGCAGGCAGCGCAGGCACTTACCTTCCGCGATTCAGAGGACAACCCGGTAGTATTCCAATGATCAATGCTTTCTTGAATCTCCACCGTGAGGTGGCGGAATTGAAGCGGGTCATTGCCAACATGGTGAAAACCGGCACGGTTGCCGAGCGAGACGAAAAGCGCGGCTATCGCGTCACCTTCGGCAATGATGAGAATGGCAAGTCCATTCTCTCGCCGTGGTACCCACATCCCGAAAACGGCGGCGACCTGAAAACCTCATTTCCCATGTCAGTCGGGCAGACGGTAACGACACTCAATCCTATGGGCGATGCCCGGCAGGGAGTCGTGTTGCGTGGTGGCGGCTTTTCGGATGCCAACCCTTCACCGTCCACTGATCTGAAGGAGAACAAGATCACCTTCGGCGGCTACACGTTCCGCCTCAAAGGTGATGCGGTCGAAATTTCACGTGACGGTCAATCCCTTCTGTTCGACCCGAGCGGCGAAACGACGATCACGGCCAGCAAGATCATTCTGGATGGGCTGGTTGTGATGCCGAAAGGTTTCACCGCTGGTTCTGGCTCCGGCACCGTCGCCATCATCGACGGCAAAATCCACTCGAAACAGGACATCACGTCCGAAACCATGATTTCCGCGCCGATCATTCAGGGGCGTGTGGTTTAAGGAACTTACATGAAAACGTATCTGGTTAAGGAAGGCGTCGAGCGCGTCAATGGAAAGCGTGTGCCTACTGATCGGAAGGTACATCTGACTGATGAGCAGGCGCGATACGAGTTCGATCAAGGCAAGTTGGAGCAGTTGATCGAGAAGCAACCCCGCAAGGCAGATAAAAAGGAAGAGTAATGGCAGGCATATGCCGCCGCACTTTTCAGGCTCTGGATGGATGGGACCATGTGTTGCAATCCGTCGAGGTGCTTTTCACCACCAGAATCGGTGAACGCGCCATGATGCGTCACTTCCATGGCGGCGTCGCGGAACTGCTCGGCAAATTGCTGACGCCGCCTTTGCTCTCAGCCTTCCGGTTGGTGGTCGCCATTGCGATCGATTTGTGGGAGCCGCGCCTGAAGGTGCGGCAGGTAGATTTCATCGGCTCCCCGGAAGAAATACGGCTCGGCCATGCTGGCGTGAGAATTCACGTTGATTACCGTCCACGCGGTCATCTCGGTGACGAGACCGTAGAATCCCGCCGCACGATCCTCATTGCGAAAACCGCAACAGGGTATGTTGCCAGCTAACACGAGCATAACTCATGACCGATATGCCAATCATTGACCGCTGGCAGCTCCCGTCGCCAGTGCTGGAGCGCGACCGCGGTTTTTGGGAGCTTTACGCCGATCGGCGCGAACAGCTTCAAGCCCTCTGGC